ATCTGTGTCAATACTTTTGTTTCAGAAAAGTATTGGTTCATTATCTTGAGTCCTTCGTTATGATAGTTCTCTGCAATGCAATACCTTTCCTTGTCTTGAGCTTCCCAGATTGCGTTTGCCGCCTCCAGATACTTCAACGCTTTTCCGTATGCTTGGTCGATTGTCATTAGTATACCTCCTCAAGTTTTGAGATGTCACCACGCATGATGATTTCTGTCATGTAGTTCCTCGCGCCACGGCGATTCTTCTTGATCGTCAGCCTACTCTTGTCCTTGATGTGTTCGATATACACTACTTGGTCAGAGTGCATCCCAATCGCCCGTGATTCGCGCAGTCTTCCCTCGTCGTTTAGTTGGGAAGCAGTAAGCATAATCGAGTTATTCTTGAGTGCTGCGAGTTTTAATCTCCTTGCAATCTCAGAAATCTGGCTTTCCCTACCTTCTTCTCCGTCAGATGAGATGATTTGTAGGTAATCTACGACAATTACATCTGCCCGTTTCTCTCCAACGTATCGGTTGATTTGGGCCTCAATCTCGTCAATTTCGGCTACTCCATCCACAATTTCGATGGGTAACTTGTGTAATTGCAACAATGCGGAGTTGATTTTTAGGAGTTCGTGTTGATTGGCGTTCTTGTAATCCTCTGGTTCACGCACGGGGTAGCCTGCCAAGTTACAAGCCATGCGGGTTAGGATGTCCTTCGCTTTCATTTCGAGGCTGAAGAAGAGAACTGACTTTCCATCTTGCAGGTTAGCGAGTGCTGCTTGGACGAGGTAGATGGATTTACCACCACCAGTCTCTGATGCTACTGTCATCATCTCTCCTTTGTGCATTCCACCTTTGAGCGCACGATCTACCTTTAGCAATCCAGTAGGAAAGAATTCCTTTACAGCTTTACCTTCCATCTCATCAATGATTTCAATGATGAGGTCTTTGACTGGTTTTACTTTTGTCGTCCGATCCTCGGCAGAGTTCATTATCGTTTCCGATAATTCCTTCAGATTTGTCTTACCTGTCCGTAGGTTTGGTTCTTCCTTCTCAAAAAGTGTAATGACATCGCGGTATGATTTTGTGCGGTGCAGGTGCTTCCGATAATCGTCGGCCATGTCTTGGCAAACCTTACCAGACGCTACATTCATCGTGGATAGAATCTGGTGAACTCCATCCTCACCTCCAGCCGCATCCAACTTTCCTGTAGCTTCCAACTCTGCGATGGCAGAGAACGGGCAGCAAACGCCTGTCCGCTGGTGAACACCTTGGAGAGCTTCAAAAACGATCCTGTTGGCGTTTATGGCGAAATAACCACTATCCCATGTTTGTTGGGAAAGTATGTTTCTGTCGATTGCTATCAGCGACAATACTGCCGCTTCACTCTTTCGTGCTATTGGGACTTTTTTCATTTGTTTATTTTCCTTTTAAAATTCTGAATGCTGTTGCCGCCACGATTGAAACTTGCCCATTTCCAATGGCTTTAAGTCTGTCCACCCGATTGGCCACCCCATCAACCATTCTACAAAAACCGGGTTCAATGGCCCACCAATCATTCCGTTTAAACTGGAATAAGGCCCGTTCCTCCTTGCATTGTTGCCGTTGTTTTTGCTGTCGTCCACAGTTGGAGTTGGAAATTTCTCCTGTCTTTTCTTCAACGCTTTCCTGCTGTTGCTGCCCCCATCCAGTCCAGTTGTGTTGGGAGTATGAAAGAAATTTATCCCGTCTGGCTGTAATCCAGATTCGTTCTCTTCTATGAGGTGCGCCGACATGGTAAGCTCCCACAATTCCCCATCGTGCATCATACCCCATCTCGGAAAGATCGCCAAGCACTCGGTCAAGTCCTCGAAGAGTAAGCATTGGTGAGTTCTCCACGAATGCGTATTTAGGTCGTATTTCGCCAATGATTCGGGCCATTTCTGACCAGAGTCCGCTTTCTTTACCTTTGATTCCCGCGCCTTTACCGGCACATGAAATGTCGGTGCATGGGAACCCCCCACAGACGACATCGACTTTTCCTCTCCACGGAGTTCCGTCGAATGTGGTGACATCATCCCAGATTGGGAACTTTGGCAAGATGCCGTCTCGTTGTCTTTGGAGTAGGACTTTTCGGCAGTAAGGTTCAAGTTCAACAGCACAGACTGTGGTATGTCCGAGAAGCATCCCGCCGAGGATTCCTCCCCCTGCTCCAGCAAATAAGTGTAGCTCATTCATTTTTCTTTCTATTTAGGTTTTATCGGTAACGATAATCAAAAGTTGGAGAATCGTTCTGGTTAGAATGAATTGTTGTTAAAGAAACCCATTTGATTCTCGCTTTCCTTGTGGGCGCGAGCTTTGTCTATCTCGCCTGCCCAGTTGTTAAGGAGGGTTTCCATTGAGCGGCGAGTGTAAACGTCTTTTTCGTTTCGTTTGGAATAGAAGTTTTCGAGTAACTTCCAGTCTTCTTCGCAGGTATCGAGGTTAGGTTTAGCTGCCTTTATTTCCTTTGGTGTCCAGTTCGTAGTATCGCGTCTTCCGAGAAGTCGGTTTGCTCGTTGTTGAAAAGTTAAGAGATTAAGAGATAACTCTCCTTTAGTATCTCTACTATTATCTCCCTTAGTATCTATGTTCACCTGTGGGTTGAGTCTGAGTTCACCAGCAGGTTGACTCTGATTGCACTTGTGGGTTGAATCAGACTTCACCTGTGGGTGAACTCTGACTTCACTTGTAGGTGAAGTCCCGCTTGGTAAGACAGCAAGAATTTTCCTACTTCTGCCATCGTAAGAAATTTGTTTAATCATCTTCAATGACCTCAATTTTGAAATCATGTTTGACATACTTGATTCCGTGCTATGAAACATTTTTGCAAGATAACCATTACTTGCAAAGCATGGTTTCTCTTCAGTTCCAAGAGAACTGATTTCTGCCCACAAACATTTCTCCATCCAAGATAGCGATTGAGATTCCCATATCTCTACTGGAACCCATACTCCGCGAAATACCCTTTCGTTCTTTTCGCTCATAATTCGATTCCCTCCCCATAAACATCATTAATATAATTTATGTTGCAGAATATTTTTACTTCATCGCAATTATTTTCAACGTAGATAAGGCCAAGAGAGGCCAAAAAATCCAATGAAGAATTTACACGATATTTCGATACATTACAAATGAACGCTAAATATTCTACATCATTTACGCACCCTCTATCCCAATTTTCGATGTATGCTAATAATGTTCGTTGCAGAGGATTCAATCCTTTAATACGCATTATTTTTCGTTTAATCATTATCCCATTTTTTGTCCTTATTGGACAATCGTCATATTTTTTCATTTTAGAAAAAGGCGACCCCTTGTGGCAGCGGATAAAAGCGGCAACTGACGCATGAGAGTGGTTTACCACCACAAGGGATCATATAGTTTGTTTGTTAATTTAATTTTATCCTTCACTTCGGCTCTCACCCCGAAGGCACGATTTCTCGCACAACTGAAAACTACTACAGGTTGTATTCTATGTCAAGCATCTTTTTTATCGGTTCCGATAATTAGTCTACACCAACTTCGTTGATCTCACCATTTGACCAAGCATACATCCTGTCGTTGAGTAGTTCGTAAATCTCTTCTGCACTCTCTGCGTCTTCACATTGGAAGACGGCGCGGCGTTCACCGATACCTTCTCCGTTGATAATGAAATCACATTTGTAAACTACATCTCCTCCAGTTCCATTGGCGAGCATGATAGCTGTGTTATCTTTCCTCATTGCCATAGAGCAGATGCCATTTTTATTTTCGTAGGTAGCCATGAAAGAAGTTTCAAGTGCAGTGGCAAGAGACATATTTGTAACTAAAACTGTCTTCCTTACGCTGGCTATCAACTCTTCAAGTTTCGGGTTTAATTTATTCATTGGGTTTGTGTTATCCATAAGCAATCATAGTATCAAAAAAGTGTTGACTTGTCAATAGTCTTGGTTTATTTTTTCTGGAAATGAGACATCCTTTAGAAGACGCATACGAGTCCTGCATGACTGCTTACGAGCAATCACGCATGGTTCGTTCTATCGGGAGGAAAACTTTCGCCACTCAGTTGCGTGAGACTCGCAGGATGTTGCGGTTGACTGTCCGAGAGCTTGGAGAGAAGATCGGCGTGACTGGATCACTCATCAACCAGATCGAAGTAAACTCCAAGAGCATCCTAAAGAAAGAACAAGTAGAGAAAGTAATCGCACTATGCTACGAAGAAAAACCCCACTTAAAGCAAAAACGGGTTTCAAAAAGCGCGGAGGAAAACTAAAGGCATTCAGTGACCGCAAGCGTGAAGAGAATGAAAAGTATAAAGTTGCGCGAAATCTTTACTTTAGAATTCAACCCGATTGCGAAGTGTGCGGTTGTCCAGCTACCGACATTCATCATAAAGCAAAACGAGGGAAAAATCTTTACAACATGGCAACATTTATGGCTGTTTGTCGTTTGTGTCACAACAAAATTCACGACAATCCTGCATGGGCCAGAGATAAAGGCTATTTAATTTATGACTACAACGTTTGAATCCCGCATCATTTGCGAAGGAACCGAAGTAAGTGAGAACCCAACTAAGATTCTGTTTCGTCAGAAGTTCAACCAATGCTGGGTAAAGAAAAGCGATATTCGCGTGAAAGAAACTCTTGGTTTCCTTGACGGGGAGAAAGTAATCCGTATCGTAGTCCCAGAAGAAGTAGCGAATACCTTGGAACTTGAAGGTATTCTCGATTGATCTTTACTGGGAAGCATGGAGTCATGCAGCTAACTACGAGCTTTGAAGTAGTCTTGTTTGATTGGACTCACAAACCAAGCGGCAATACATGGGGCCGTCACAGAAACCATGACCAAGATTAACGCCTTGGCCCAGTATCACCAATCTCCGTTATCATCTGATCCGTAGTCATCATCTGGAGTGGTATCAATTGATACCTCATCCCGCGCCCAAAATCGGTTAGTCGGAACTGGTTTATCGTTTCCGATAAATACGAGTCCATTACGCCGCGCCATCTCAAGGCAGTATAAGAATGAGTCAGCCAAGTCGGGCGAGAATCCTGTGCGTCCTTTAAAGTCATCTTTGGTTTCTACTGAAATCTTTTTCGACTTAATCGTGTATCGGCGAAGGCAGAGTTCCCGCGCCAAATCTTCTGATGGACTGACACCAAAAATAACTCGGCTTTTGAATCCATGATAGGCCGAATACCAATACTCAGATACCAACCTATCGTAAACATCCTTACACGGGCGTTTATCAACTTCTGCTGCGATTCGGTCAGTAGGTTTACCCATAGAGGAGATAAGAGCAATAGCCGCGCCAGAAGAGTCAAAGCGTAGCCACTCACGAATGATAGCTTGTCCAACTCGGCCACCATCACCAGACACGTCCATTCCAAACTTTGATGGTTGCACTCCAGCCGCACGGCAATAATTAACAACTTCAGTAGCAAGTTGGATTTCAAACTCAGCAGCGGCGTTAGCAGATAGTTGGATTACCTTCTGACTCTCAAGCCACATAACACGATTGCGAGTCCCTCGCACATACCCAAGTTTGGCGATTGTCAGAACGCATCTATCACCACCGACTGTAAATGCAGTATCGAATCCTGCTACCTTAGTAAATCCTTCAGAATCCCAAAGTGGTTCTTCGTTTGTATCGGCGTTACGAATGAGATCAGCGGTAAGAATCGTCTGAGCGAAACCAGTCTTCGGCCACCAACCGATAGCATTACGAACATAGTCGATAGCATTCTCATCCCCATAACATTGTTTGAGCATGATCTCCTGTTTCTTCCGATCCATAAGGAACGGGAATGGAGATGGTTCATTGGGAGGAGCATCAAAGTTAGGTGACTTCATGCCATTGTAGAACAAGCAAACGCCAGTCTCCGTTTCCCACTTCATTAAGTCTGGATTGACAGAATCGAAGTTAGAATGACCTTTAGGCATAGCCCAACGAGTGTGCGGGTTATCGCCTGCTGATGGGTTTCCGATACCGATAAATGTAATATCGTTATTTGCTGAAAGGTTAACGCGAGCAGTGATTGCTCCTAACTCCATTTCGGGCAACTCATCAAGTGCCAAACGAACACGATCATTCTTACGACCACGGGTAGTATCAATAGCCTTCTGACCTTCGTTACCAGACTGAAAGGCGAGAGCTTTTATCGCATTACGATAATCTTTATCTTCGTCGTTCGATGCACCTCCCCAAACAATCATGTGACGATAGTCGATCAACTTACCATACTGAACACTGGCAGACTTCCAAAGTTTAGAGATGATACCCCAGATACGATCTTCAGATGCACCCAGAGTAGTTGTAGCAACCC